TACTTGGTTGCCGATGAAACTGCTTTACGTGCTATTTGGACTAAATACAAACAGTTTCAATCGGAGCCGTTTTTTATCGCTGCCAAAGACGAAATGAAAGCCAAACTAACACCTAAAACTGCTGAATAATGAAGCTATTTAAAATACATTGCTCACAAATTGGCAAAATAATGTCACCTGCAAAGAAAGCGGGTGACTTATCTGTAACATGCCAATCATTCTTAAAAGAGTGGTACGCTGGTGATCACGAAGAAATATTCTCAAAAGAAATTCAAAAGGGACGAATAGTTGAACAACAAAACATTGATTTTCTTAGTCAAATACTTGATTTGGATTTAGAAAAGAATGAATTGAAGTTTGAAGATGAATACTTTATTGGCACCTGCGATGTTGATATTAAAGAGCTTGATATGATTGCTGATATTAAAAGCCCATGGAATAACAAAACGTTTCAAAAGTCTGCCATGATGGAACAAATGGAAGAAGATTATGAGTGGCAAGGGCGAGGTTATATGCGATTATACAACCGTTCAAAGTTTTTATTGTTTTATGGTTTGCAAAATACACCAGCAGGAGTTAATTATGGCAAAGAGGTTACATTTGACCACATCGACTATGATAAACGTTGGGTTGCATTTCAAACAACAAGGGATGTATTAATAGAACAATCTATTATAAACAGGGTCATCGAGTGCCGCAAATGGCTTGCTGATTATCATCAAAAAATAATTTCAACTTTGGGGAAGATTCATTAAGTTTGCGGTGTTGTTTCGGTCTCACATAATAGAAACATAACAATATTGGCCCTTATAGAGGAGCAAGGACGTGAGACCCCTTGCAAATCTTTAAGGGCTTTTTTAATTTTATACACAATGTACACTTATTATTTATGTAACGATGGAGGCTGCAATATTATTGAACTTCCAGTTTTAATTTTTCCAGGTGCAGAATTTCACTATGATGAATTTTTGAGTAATTATAAAGTTGAAAAGCACGAGTTACAAGACAGTGACAAATTAATAATTATTTGCGAAAAAATTTATTAGCCTATGAAAATATTTATGATCAAGTCACCGAGCGGCAAAGTTTACACCATAAATGCTGAATCAAAGTTTCATGCAATACAGAAAGCGATAATAAAAGACGATTTTAAGTACCAAACTAATCAATATAAATAATGAGAGATTCAGCAATTTTTTACCGAAGTTTCTACGAAGCTATCGACAATTTGCCTTCAAGGTCACAGAAAGAGCAAGTATATTCAGCGATATTTGACTTCATTTTCAAAAATATTGAGCCACAGTTAAAAGGCAACTCACTTTCAGTTTGGATTTTAATTAAGCCGCAACTCATTGCTAATCAGATACGTTATGAAAATGGAAGCAGAAGCAAAACGCAAGCAAAGCAGAAGCAAAACACAAGCGAAAGGCAAGCTAATAAGAATGTATTTAATAATAATGAAAATAAGAATGAAAATGTGTTAATGGAACAGCTCCCGCCCGCCCGGGATATTTTTCATTCTTTTGCAAAGTCTTTAAATATTGATTATGAAAAATTAAAAGAAAGCATTGATGAAAAGTACAACACATGGGTTAAGGATGGTTGGCGAGATGGGAACGGAAAAGAAATAACCGATTGGCAGCAATCGTTTAAAAATACAGTGCCACATTTAAAACCGTGGCCGAAAAAGAAAACAGAACAAACTATTGAAAAAACTAAAATAAACTTTGGTAAATGAAGCACACTAAGAAACCACCACAGGCCATTGATATTGAACAGGCTATTATCGGAGAAATTCTGTACAATGGAAAATCAATTGAGCGTGCAATTGAGATTATAAGTGATGAAAGTTTTTACAAAGATGAACATCGTGAAATATTTAAGGCATGTATAAATCTGTACAAACTTAGCAACCCTATAAACCTCTTAACGGTTAAGAACGAATTAACAAGGATGAAAAAACTTGAATACGTTGGAGGGCAATTTGCATTAACTGAGTTTTTAAGAAAGGCAGATACAAATATTGATTTTAATTGTTTGATACTTGCAGAACGATATGTTAAGCGGTCATTAATTATGATGTCAATGGGTGTGCAGGAAGAAAGCTACAAAGATGAAACAGATGCTTTTGATGTGCTGGAAATGGGGCAGCAGATGATTGAAAAGATTGAGAAATCAGTTAGCATAGGTAAAATTGATAGCGTTTTAGATTTGTTTTATGAATCTGAAAAAAGGAATAGCGAAATAATAAAACGACAGGGATTGAGTGGTGTACCATCTGGATTTACTGAAATTGATAAAATTACAGGAGGATGGCAGAATAGTGATTTAATTCTTTTGGCTGCTCGTCCTGCAATGGGTAAAACATCATTGATGCTAAATTTTATTAGAAATGCAGCAGTTGAATTTAAGGAGCCAGTTGCGTGTTTTAGTTTAGAAATGTCTGCAATGCAACTAATGCACCGTTTGCAATCGTCTGAAACAGGCATCCCTTTAGAAAAATTTATGCGAATTGGTTTAACTAAAGATGAGTTTGAATACAACCACAAAAAATGCGAAAAGTTAGCATCATCACCAATTTATATTGATGATACCGCAGGGTTAAGCATATTTGAGTTAAAAGTAAAACTTAGAAAACTTGTAAGAGAAAAGGGTGTAAAGATGGCTGTTATTGATTACGTTCAATTAATGACCGTTGGAAAAGGTGTTGATGTTAACGGTCGCGAGCAGGAAATTAGCTACATTAGCCGAAACCTAAAAGCCATTGCAAAGGATTTAAACATCCCGATAATTGCACTTTCACAACTTAGCCGAAAAGTTGAAGAACGGGCAGATAAATTGCCTATGCTTTCAGATTTAAGAGAATCAGGTTCACTTGAACAGGATGCCGATATTGTGATGTTTATTTATAGACCTGAATATTACGGAATAATGCAAGATGAAGATAATAATAGTACCATTGGAAAAGCTGCAATATTGATTGAAAAGCATAGGAACGGAGCAACTGCAAAGCCAAAAATAGGATTTAAACATGAGCTGGTATTATTTCATAACTTAGTTGATGATAATCCATTTGTAGAAGAAAAACCAGTTATAAATAATTCAAACCTAAAACCAAATGAAAATTTTTAGCATCCCCGAATTTGAAACTTACTACCACGAATGGAAACGAACACAAATGCAACCGCGATTTCATGACACATTGCCAGTTGAACGGTTCAACCTCAACAAAAAGAAAGTGGTTAAGAAGCGAAAAACGGAAACAGTGCTGGGCAAGTTTGATATACCAACGAATGTTACTGTTGATCCATTGGTGACTAAAGATGCATTTGATACCAATAAGTTTAACGATTTGGTGGTGGCTTATTTTCGTTCAGTACATGGCAGCCAATCATTTAGAAGAATTAGCAGTGAAGGGAGGTATCGGGAAGGTATGCCTTTAAAAAATGGTAAAAAATTTACTGGTTATTTAAAAGGCTTAAACAATGGTCTTGAGGATTGCGGAGGAACTGTTAATTCTCGAACAGTGGGCGTTGAAACAAAATCAACAAAAGATACTATGAAGCCCGAACAAAAAGAACGAATGAATGCTTTACGTGCTGATGGTGGCATCTACATAATAGGGCGCGATTTTGAACAAATACAGCGCGATTATTATGAGGCGTTGGAAGCATTACAGTCTTAATCCTTGCATTTCTAAAATAATTCGTATCTTTGTGAAAATCAAATAGTTTGCATATATCAACTAAATTACTTATATTTGTTTTATGATTGAAAAACTAACATTTGAACAGCAGATTAAAGTAAGTGCCAATTATAGCAATAGTATTGAGCTTAATCAATATATAAGCAAAAAATCAAACGGTATATGCTTGCTGTCATTTTCATGCGGAAAAGATAGTATTGCATCATGGATTGAACTTAACAAGCACTTTCATACAGTAATTCCAGTTTATTTATATACTTGTCCAGGATTGTCTTTTGTGGAAAAATCTTTGAAATATTAT